CTAAAGACCTCGGGTCCGGCGGTCCACCTGGCGCCGGGACGTCGGCGTCAAACCTGCCGGGTCGACCGGCCGCGGGGCGGCGGGGACAGCGGTCAGCGCTAGTGCCTGTGCGATGTCGTCGTCTGTGAGCCGCCACCGCCGGCCGAGCTTGTGCCCGGGAAGCTTCTGGGCGCGGAGTTGGCGGAGGTACCAGGCTTCGGTGACGCCGAGCTTCGTCGCGGCATCGGCGACGGTGTAGGTGAGTTGTTCAGTCATTGTCTGAAGGTAGGGCGACGGTGTTGGCCTAGCGGCCGCGGGAACCAAGACGGCCGTGGTTGCGTCCAATGAGGTATGGACGAAAACTCAGCCTGGCATCTAGCACTCTGGGAGCTAGAGATGGATCGTTGGTTTACAGAACTCGAGGACCCGCCATTATGCTGACTTGCTTCGGGAAGCTCTCGGGATAGGGTGCTGAGCCCGACTTCCCGCCATGTGCATCATCTGGGCCCGTAGCCCTTGGAGTAGGAGGACGACCCGAAGGCCGAGATGCACAAATATTGCGATCGCGATTGCACCCACGATTTCGACGGGTAGCCCCTCGGGAAGCAGGACTGCGAGCAAGAGAACAGCGTTAAGGGCTAGTGCGACCTGGGCGCAGTAGAGCGCCGTTCGGAAAACAACTGTCGCCTGGTAGACCGGGTCACGCCCGACCTCGACTTTTGGGGATGCTGCTACGTCTTTGACTCGAGTAAAGAGCATCGACACTGTTCCCATTAGTGCGCCAGCAAAGATGGCGGCGGCTGGGAACATGGCACCTGGCGCGATGCTCCGCCCCACCAAGTGCCAGACGGCGAAGGCTGCCACGCCGACAGCCACTGGCAGCGCGAACACCACGAGCGCGAGATTGCGACGAAGATCTCCAGTCGTCGCCGACCGTAGGTCGATGACGGCATCCTGAGTGAAACTAGCGAAGGGGTTGCGTCGTGTCATAGAACTCGCTGACCTTCCAAGTCTGCAAACTCTCTACGTTCGTCCAGGGCCCATCATCCCACTTCTCTGGTAGCGCGGCATCGGCGTTGGCGACGAGACTCTTCACTACATGGCGTGCCTCGCGACGGAACGCGTTGTCGGGGTCGTCGCCGTTTCCCACCTCGATTGGGTAGGTGATCAGGGGCGGGCGTGCGCCAGAGCATCGGATCGATTGCGTCTTGCCTCCAGGATAGGAGACCTCGGCGACAAGTTCGTCCGCCTCGTCTTCGTCGGCCCCACCATCTTCAGCGTTCGAGAAGCTGATGTTGCCACCGTCGACTGACACGCCCTCGGGGGACTGCGACGGAAAGAAGTACTCACGCAGCTTCGTTAGCGACGTGCCAGACTCTGGCTCGCTTTGGAACTTGAGTATCTGATGGTATTCGCCGATCTGCCTCGCCGTTCCGCCAATGCCAAACTCTTGTATTGCGCTCGCGTCAATTCCTCTGTGAATCGCTGTGACCTTCTTGATGGAAACGCGGTCTCCCGCGGCCTCGGCGGCCTTCCATGCGTCAGTCTCTGCAGTTCTCGAGAGCGTGGGGATGACATCGGGGTAGCGCTTCTTGAAAAGGTCCACGAAGACTGTTCGGAACGCCTGGCCTACGGATCTGTTGGAAATGCGTTCGATAGCCAAGAAACCGACGTGGGAGTTTGGGGGCTGAACGAAGAGAACGTTGAATTTGATGCTCTCAATATCGTCTTCACCGCGATCGTAGCCGGGGCTAGAATTATCCGCCTTTCGAATATGGCTGATGATTCCAGCGCTACCCGAGACGATTTTGCATCCGTAAGTGCACCCCGCCGGTCGAGGATTTTCTGGCTGGCCGAAGTATCGATCGCCACGTTTCACAAGATGGCTAGTGGGCAGCGACTGGATGTATGACGCGAATGCGTGGATGAAGGAGGCGCCCCTTCCGTCGAAGTTGTCCAACGGCAGGGTTGTGGACTTTCGCCGAGGTGACACCGACACCTCGTACACCACAAACGACCGCTTCTGCTCTGGCATCGCTCGACGAACCCCCAGCGTCCTGATCGGAGATGAGGACCGGGCACACCCCGGTCCTCTTAGGAATCCACGTATACAAGCATGGGAACCAGTTGGTTCGCTAGTGCCGTAAGCGGGACCCGATCAACTACGGCTGCTGTTCGCGAGGCGATCGACGCACGCCGCGATGTCGCGCTCAGTGAGCCACCATTGGCTTCGAATCATGCGGCCGGGGAGGACGCCGGCGATCAGCTGCTCGGTGTACCAAGCTTCAGGCGCTCCGAGCCTCTGGGCCGCTTGCCTGACGGTGTAGCGGCGTTCCTCGGCCACGATCTCGAAGAAGTCCTCGAACGCGAGGCTGGGGAAGGCTCCCAGGAGGCCTGCAATGAATCCCTCACCGAATCGCCCGTGGTTGAGGGCGCGAGAGATGGCGGGCTCGCTCATGTGCATGGCTGCGGCGAGGTCCTTCTGCTGCGTCATGCCGGCCGCCGCCATGTGGTGTTCCAGCTCATCACGTCGAAGCCTGATCGCGTATGCCACTCGCACTCCAGTCTGATTCATCCCAGCGAACGAGCCGACCATATGCTGCTCGGTAGGAGTTGTGCTGGTCGAATTGACTTGCGCGCAAGTCAATTGCGTATGAACCGTCCTAGGCCGCCGTGGATGACTCCTTGAGCATCCCTCCGACCTGGTCCAGGTAGTGGAGGTTTGCGTTCTTGGGCCCCTTCGCCGTGCGGATCGAACCATCGCGGATTCCCGCCTGGATTCCGGCGCGGATGGCCTTCTGCGGATGGATCTCCGCGAGCGCCTTCTCGATCTGGTTGCCGCTCTGTCCGGCATGTGCGGCGAGGTGGTCGAGGATGTCTGGAAGTGCCGCCGTCGCCGCGGCATCCTTCCGATTCCCTGACGCGTAGGTGAGATTGCGGTTTCGCACGTCGTAGGTGAGTAGACCCTCCGCGACGTCGACATCACGGCCGAAGGCCGAGAAGTACCGCGGCGAATTCGGTTCCTCATTCTGGCGGACAAGGCGCCACAATGCGTCCGGCCAGTCCTGGAGCCGTGAATCGCCGCGGGAGCGCTCACCGTTGTGGCCCATGTGGTGAATGACCGCCGCCTCAGCGATGCCGGCGTCGGCGAGCAGGGTGTCGAACGCCACGAGAAAGCGTCCGGCGTCGCGGTTCTCGTCGAGACCCAACGCGTCGAGGACGGGGCGGAGGACATCGAGGATCAGGAAGTTGGTGCCGGTAAGGACCTCCGCCCAGCGCTCGCGGATGCGATCGTCGAGGATGTTGAAGGTCCCAACTTTGCCGCGCATCGACAGCACGCGGACCCGTTCGGGATTCTGGATACCTTGATCGCGCAGCCAGCCGCGTAGAGTGCGCTCGTCAAGCTCGTTGTCCAGCAACGTGACTCGTTCTAGTGACTCGGTGGCGAAGCGGCCGAGGAACGGCTCCCCATCGACGAGAGACCGAATCAGATTGCCCACGGCCGTGGTTTTGCCGGCCTTGAACTGCGCCGAGAGCATGATGCGGCCGCCGACCGGGAAGAGGCCATCGATGCGGTACTTCGTCGGCTCGTCGGGGATGGCGAGGAACTCGTGCAGAGCGATGGGTGCCGCGATGGATGCGATAGTGCTTGCACTGCGCCGTGCCGCGAGCTGCTCCCGAGCCTCTTCTCGCACGACCATCCGCGAGAGTTCCTCGCGCACTCGGATGGCGTGAAGGTCGCGGGCCTCGTCGGGTGAGAATGCATCTGCGGGGTGCGGAAGATCGGCGTAAGGATCGGTGATCTCGCCTGAATGTCGCTGGTCCGCGCTAGAATCGAAGGCGGTCTCGGCGGCTTGGCGGCGGTTGGACTGGGAAGGCTCTCCGGTGCTGGCGGGGGGCCTTTCGCTTTGGAGGTTGGTCACAGGGCTTCTCCGAGGGTTTCGACGTCGTGTCCGTAGCCGGCATCACGCAGCAGGCGGGCAATCGCAGCAAGGGGCATGACGGCGAGCCAGTTGCCGGGGTCACCGAGCCCACGTCGCTTGACGACAAGCACGGCGTGATCAGCCTTGGCTTCGTCGCGCTGCTCGTCGAGCTGCCGCAGCCACTCGGGCCACGCGTACTGGGCGCGGTCCTTCACCTGCACGGTGAGGCCGGGCGCGGGGTGGAGGTCGCCGGCGTCGCGGGTGTAGCCGGCGCGGGTGCGTTCGCAGTGCGGGAAGCCGTTGGCGCGGAGGTAGTCGCGCACGGCACGTTCGGCGCGGTCGCCTCGAAGCTTGTTGGGGTTGGGCACGTGGTCTCCTAGACCCTCTTCGGGCTGGCGCCGAAGAGCATGGTGTCGGGGTGTGAGATCGGCTGACGGTGAATGTGGGTGCCGCCGGGAGTGGTGAGGATGTCGCCACGGCTGACAAATCCGGCCTCGCGGGCAGGCCAGGCCACTTGGATCGGTGAGGCAGCTTGTAGCAACGACATGGCCAAGTCGTCGTGCCCAGCGGACTCGGGGACGGCGATCCTGAACTGCCCGGTGGCGGTCTGCTCGAACTCGAGGGAGTGGAGCTGCCTCAGTAAGGCGGGATGATTCGGGAGGACGAGACGGCCCTGCTGGAGAAGCACTTTCAGTCGTCCGAATCCGCTGGCCTTACGTCGAATGTCGGTGACGACCTTGTTTACCTGCGTCATTCCGCGAGAGTGTGATTGACGCATCATCCGGTCCATCAGCACTTGTGACGGCATTTCGCCGGGCCCGTTCGTTTCACTGACATACCGGAAAACGTGGAAGTGGTTCGCGATGACGTCAAGACGATCGATGAATGCCGCATATGGCATCCGGTGATGCGCCTCGAGCCACGGGATGTAGAAGACCGCTTGTTCGTCGCCGACATGGCTCCGGTTCAACTCGACGTCGCCTTGCGCGGCGAGGAACACCACTGCGTTCGCGTCGTTCGAGTACCCCCAATCGATGCCGCCGACGACGAGTGGGGGCCTTTCGGTCTGCTCTGGCGGGATCAGTTCGTAGTCGGCTACCGCATTGTCGAGCTCGTCGGTGGTGAAGTAGGCGCCGGTCTCGTCGGTCCACTCGGCCAGGTACTCGCGATTGAAGTAGTGGGCGGGTTCGCGGGCCTGGATCTTGTTGAGATCGTCCTGGCTGATGAGCGGCGACACCGACGAGGGCCAGTGGAAGGCGGTGACGTCGGCGCTCGGAGTGTCTGTGCCCTGCTTCCAGAGGCGTCGGAAGAAGTGTTCGAAGTTGCCCCACGGCGAGGACAGCAGGATCACCTGCGAGCCCGGTCGGGCGATGATCGAAGGCTCAGCGGCCCGCCAGATCTCGTTGTCGACGAATCCGGCCTCGTCGATGATCAGGAGATCTACCGACCAGCCGCGGATTTGCCGCTGCGACGCCGGCACGGAGATGATGCGCGAGCCGTTCGACAGCAGGAGTTGGGTCTTGTGGTCGTCCATCACGGACCCGGCGAGCATGGGGGAGTTCAGTGCGAGGGCCGCGCATTCCTCGAGCAGGCGCAGCGATGCGGTTTCGCCGGCAGAGACGAGCAGGATGAGGGATCCGGGCTGGGTGAAGGCGCGGTGGAGGGCGATGATCGCGACGCCGCGGGACTTGCCGACCTGGCGGCCCGCGCACACGACGCGGTAGCGGGCGGGGCACTCGGCGAGTTCGCGCTGGTGCTCCCACAAGGGCTGTCCGACGAGCTGCTGCGCGAAGGCGGACGGGCTGTTGATCGCGGCGCGAACGTCTTTGGCGTTGAGAGTGGTCACTGGGGGTTGCCCTCCGCCTCTTGAGCTTTGATTGCTGCGAAGATCTGAGCCAGGTCGACCTGCGTCGCGGCGATGTCCTTGCCGAGCTTGGCCTTCGAGAGTGGGTCGAGGCCGAGCCGAGACCGATGGTTGGCCGTCTGGGTGTCCAGGCGGAGCCGGTGCTTCTCGGCGGAGGTGAGCTCGCCGGCGTCGGTGAAGGCACCGTGCTGGTCGACGTATGCGGTGAGGAGTTCGAGCTGCGCCTCACTGCGGGCGTAGGCGAGGACGGCAGGCTGCATCTCCGGCGCCTGAAGATCGGTCCTAGCCTCACACACGGCGTTGGCGATTTCGGCCGCGAGCGGGGTGATCACACGGTCGGAATAGGCGCCGTGCTTCTTCGACTTGAAGTGCCCGGGCTGGAATGGGGCCCAGGAGTAGCCGCGTGCTGGTCCACGGCTGACGATTTCGGTCATGTGTAGTTCCTCTCGGGCGGCCCCGGTGGTTGCCGGGGCCGCCCAGTGGTTGATCAGGCCGCGTCGGAGCTTTCGGCGTCGCCGTTGCCGTCGGCCTGGCCCATCGCGAGGCTCAGTCCGATTGCGACGTCGAGGCTGTTGCCTTGGCCGGATTCGAGGTGGTCGATGAACCGCTCAGTGGGCGGCAGGATGACGCTGAGCATCGAGGCGGAGGTGATGGCCACCCGGTCCTCGTCCGAGGCCGCGAGGGCAGCGAGGCGCTCGGAGACGACCCGCTCGACGGACGAGGTGTCCGCATCCTTGTTCGCACCGACGAGTTTGCCGCCGTCACGACCCGGGACCTTCTGGACTTCCACCTGCATGCCGGCGAGTCCGCTCGCATCCTGTCGGGAGTTGGCCTGCATCCATGCGGGTGCGAACCGTTCGGCGCCAAGAACGGCGTCGGTGTCGGCGTGCCGCAGTGCCGCCTTGAGGCTGCGCCCCTTCTCGAGCTGCGGAAGAACGACATTCCGCCACGCCTGCTCCGTGCGAGTGAGGTCCGCAGTGGAGTTTGGGTCGAACCGCGGGCGCGCCTTGGCCGCTTGCCGGCGGGTGGTGTCGGCGTAGTCGGCCAACTCCTGGCGGATCTCGGCGAACTTCGGCGCGTAGATCTTCGTGTACTCCTTGCGCCAGCTCGCGATGTAGTCGGCGCGCTCGCTCGGGGTCATCATCGGGTCTGCGTTCGCGTCAGTGCGACGCTTCGCGATGAGCTGGTCGCGCTCCTGGCGGAGCTGGCGGGCACGGTCATGGAGGTTCTTGAGTGTGCTCATGTCGGTCTCCTGCTCAGTCGTTCCAGTTGGGGTTGTCGAGGTTGGGCCAGCCGAACCCGTCCGGCGGCGTGGGCCACCCGTGGCTCGTCGGGACGAGCGGCGGCAGTGGCCGCGGGTCGGCTCCGTCCTGCTGCGGGATGGCGGGGCAGATAGCCCCGTCCGACTGGCGGATACGGAGCCTTTGGGCGCCGTAGTGACGGTTGCCGTCCACGTCGAGGTAGATACCCTCGGGCGTGAGGCGCGTGCCGCCGCGCATGACGTAGTCGCCGGTCTCTTGGTCGTAGTGGGTGCCGTCGGCGGGGTGTGCCTTTGTGGCATTGCTGGTCATGTCGTCCTCCTGGACGGTTGTTGGGATGTTCTGTGGTGCAGACGAGTCGGACTTCATTTGGTCCAGGACAGGCTCTTGCCGCCGATGTACTCCTGCCACTTACGGACGGCGTCGTCGCCGTCCTTGGCGTTGATGACTACCTGCACGGGCGGGTCCTCGGCGATGACGCGGAGAACTTCGACCATCCGCTCGAGCGCCTTCACGTTCTCCGGTTCCTTGCCGGCGTCCATGAGGGCGCCGACCACGCCGCCAGGCTTGGAGATGCCCATGCCCTCGGCGAACTGCCAGAACATGTCCTCAGGGTTGAGGTAGTCCGTGATCGGCCGCGGCGTGAGGGTGGCCTCCTCGCCGTCGCCCGCGGCTTCACGGGCGGTGGAGAGGGTCCCGCCGCCGCTGTACGAGACGCCACTCGATGTGGACGTTCCGCTGCTGCGGGCTGGCAGGGATGCGCCGAGCCCGGACGGCCAGTTGGTGACGAACACCTTCTGTCCATCGGTTGCGAGGTTGACGCCCGAGTCGGTAGTTCCAGAGACCCCGTCGCGCTGAGCTTCGAGGGACTGCCGCCTCTGCGCCGCCCGCTCGCGAGCCTCCGGGCTGGAAGCGGTCGACTCATCGGCGAGTGCCTTCGCGATCTCACTATCGAGTTGCCCACGGTCGTAGCTGGGTCGTGACGCGCCCGGCCAGTGGTAGACGTACGGGAAGCCCTCTGGCCCATCAGCGGAGCCGCCGTATTGGATCCCGTTCGATCCGTCCGACTCGATGTTGACGCCGAAGAGTCGTCCTGCCATGTGCCCGTTCTCGCCGACACCCATGTCGGTGCCGATAGAGAAGCCGTCCGGGTCGTAGCCCGGTTCCCAGCCCATCGCCTCGAAGTCCGAGCCGGTGACGAAACGCACCGACTGGCCGGTGCCGGCGTTGAACACCTCCGACAGGTAGCCGGAACAGTCGAGGCCGCCAAAGACGTACGGTTCCCCGTTGTGAGCCTTGGCTTTTGCGACTGCGGCGTCTCCGTTGAAGAACCCGCCATTTGCGAAGCGCACGACTCCGAGCCCGAAGCGTCGTGCAGTCTCTTCGAGGATGCGTTCTGAGCGGGGGCGCTTTGACTGCGCAAGCGGGATATACGCCTCACCGCCGGTTTCCGGCTCGTTCCAGATGCGCGTGCGGCCGTCGCCGATCTGCGCTTGATGCTCCTCGATGCCGCCTGCCGCATAGTGGACGTAGCCGCCGTTGGCGATGTCGGTCTTCAGGTTGTCCGCGTAACGCTGGGCGCGGACAACGGGGTCGACGTAGACGGTCATCGACTTGCCGTTGTTCTGGTTGTAGAACGCGTCCACCATCGTCTGCGCCTCATTGGTCGTGGCAGTGACGCGAATCCCGTTCGGGGTGTGCTCGACCTGGAAGCCGAGCCCCTTCAGACGCTCAACGGCCTCGGGGCTGTTGTCCGAGATGAGGATCGATTTGCTGTCTGGAACGTCCAGCACGACGGCAGTGCCGAGCGCCTGCATCAGGCGTGTCGAGTTCTGGGCCTGCTCGCCGGCCTCGCGGACCCCGTCGCGCATGCCTTGGAGGCGTACGCGTCCGGAGTCCATTGCGTCGGCCATTCCGAGGGCTTCGTCTCGGAGTCCGGCAGTCTTCTCTCCGTACCACTGCGCCGCCTTGCCGCCCTGTTCGAGAGCGAGGCCGACGGATTCCATGCCGGGGATGTGCTTGACGATTCCGCCGAGCTTCTCGCTGAAGCCTCCGAGCCCCTCGATCATGCCGCCAGTCAGTTCCATCACGCCGCCTGCGGTGTTGGCCCAGGCGCGGAGGATGCCCGACCCTGCCGCCAGCATCGCGTCCACGGTGCCGAAGCCGGCGTCAGCGAGTCCGGTAAAGAAGCCGATGATCTCCGGCTTGTGTTCGGTGACCCAATTCGCCACGTCTGTCAGGGCGGGTCCGAATGCCTCAGCGAGCGCGAGCTTGATGTCCGCGGAGGAGGTTTCGATGGATCGCTTCGCGGAATCAAACGACGATGCCGTGTTCGATGACATCATGTCGCCCGCCTGGCGTGCCGCACCCTCGACGGCGCCGAACTCCTGCAGGGCTGTGTCGAGGTTCAGTTCGTAGGCGGCATCCTGGATGTCCTCGAACTTGGTTCCGAATAGAGCAAGGGCCGCGTTGTATCGGTCCTGAGGATCCTTGACGTCCTGCAGTCCACGCAGGAGGCGTGCCATCATGTCGCGAGCGGCATCGCCACCCTTGGTCATTTCCTCCCGCACGTCGGAGGCGGGGACCTTGAGCTTGTCGAAGCCTTCCGCCGCGGCGGCAGTGCCGTCGGATGCGCGGAGTTTGAACTCCTTGAGCGCGTCGATGACGACATCGGTATCGCGAGCCCCACCCTTGACGCCCTGGGAGACAAGCGCCCAACCCTCCACGCCGTCGAGCCCGAGAGCTCGGAGCTGCGTTGAGTATTCGTTGAAGCTGTCGAGGAGGTCCTCGGAGACGTTGAGGCTGTTGCGTTGAGCCGCTGCGAGCAGGTCGAATGCGCCCGAGCCGTCCTTCGCGAGCCCGTTCCTGATCGCTTGGCCGGCAGCGCGTGCGACTGTCGGGACTTCTTCGCCCATGAGGTCGGCGACGATGTTCAGCTGCTCGGCCGTGTTGGCGAAGACAGTCGTGTCTTCCTCGCCGGTGAGGACGCCCGCCTGGATGGCGGCACGGATGCCGTCCATGTTCGCGGCGACAGACTCGCCCCACGCGTTCGAGTAGGCCATTCCTGCGGCTTGGCCGATGCGGCGGGCGGTCTCCTCGTTGACGCCGAGCTTGGCTTGGATGAGGTCCTGTTGCTTCTCCTGCTCCATGCCGTCCGCGATCGCATTCGCGAGGACCGCTCCCGCGGCGAGGCCGATAGCTGCGACGCCTGCGAGGCTGGCGAAGATGGGGCCGCCCTTGCCGCCGAGGTTGCCGACTTTCCCGGAGAACCCGGCCAGGAAGTTGCCGCCGCTGCTGGCGCCGGATTGGCCCGCTAGGTCGCCGACACCACTGAACGCGCCGTTCAGTTTGTCCTTGACACCGTCGCCGATCTTGCTGGCCGACTTCGCGGTGTCCTCACTGACCCGGCCGAGCTGACGGACGTCCCTCTCGGCCCTGCCAGCGGCGTCACTGGTGTCGCGCATGGCCCGGGAGCCCTGGGTACCGGTGCGGTCGAGTTGGCGGCCGGCCTCGCGGGCTGCTGTGTCGAGTCTGCCCGTGGACGAGGATGCGTCTCGGAAGCTCGTGTCGATGCGTCCTGTCGACTGATCTACCGTGCGCTGAAGGTCCCGCATCTGGCGTTCGCCCTGCTGCAGTCCTCTGATGAACCGCTCGTCGTCGATGGTGAGGCGGGCGACGAGGGTCCCAACCTCAAGCGCCATGATCGACCCTCCCCTTCTGCTGCTCCGCGAGATACGCAGTGACGGCGTCGAGGTTGACGAGGGTTCCGAGCTGGGCCAGGCTCCAATGGATTTCGGCGAGTTCAGGTGAAACCCAGTGAAGCATCGCGGTGCGGCCGGCGTGCAGGATCATCGGCCACGGGACACCATCAGCGGCCATCTGGTCGACCGCAGCGCCGAGCGCTGCGACGGCGTCGTCGGACTGTTCGAGCGGTGGAAGGTCGTCGGCAAAGACCTTCACGCGCAACCGCTTGACGGTGTCCCAGTCGGGGGCAGCGACGGTGTACTTCTTGCCTCGGATCGGCAGGTGGAGGTCGGGGTCGAAGAAGGTGTCGAGGTCTTTAAGCGCCATCAGGATTCCCTTCTGCTGAGTGCGCGGTGGAGTCGTGTAGTGGGAGTAGCTGCGAGGTCGGCGACGCGGAGTTCGAGCCACCGCCAGGAGCGTTCGCGGAGGATGCCGGACTCGCAGTCGATGCCGCGGTCGGCGAGGTCGAGTTCGATGTCGGCCCAGTGCTCGAGGATGTGCGTCCACGGGTGGTCTGTCGGTTCCGATGCCAGTCCGCTGAGATGCCCGGGCTCGGTGTAGAACCATTCGCGGATCCCCGAGGCTTCGAGGTACGGGCCGCCGCCGGGGTCGTCGGGGCCGTAGGTGCCGGGTCGGCAGGTCAGGGCTCCTCCGCACTGGCCTCTGCAGATGCAGGGCTTGACCGTCTCGCTGTCGTCAGGAGAAGGCGGTCTGCCCGGGGCTGCGTCCGGAAGATCTGGCTCAGTCGTTCCCCCATCGCACTCCGATTCGGCGATGGGGGAAGGGGATTTCCCGGCGCTGCGTCACCTCCGGATTCCCAGTAGCGGCGGCCAGCGTCGGGGCTGATGCCGAACCAGAACAGGGCGGTGCGGCCAGCGTGGGCGATGCGGGGCCAGCCGATGCCGTCGTCAACCATCTGCTGGTGGGCGCCACCGAGCATCTGCAGGATTTCGGCGCGCTCGGCGGTGTCGTTGAGGACGCGGCCAGGATCGCTGAATAGGCGGTGGAGGTGCAGCCCCTGGTGTGCGGAGCATTCGATGGCGTACTCGCGGCCGCCGATGGGGAGCCGGAGGGCGGGGTCCATGAACGCTGCGAGATCGTCCATCAGGCGTGCCCCCTTCGCGCTTGGCGGAGGCCCGACTCGAGCGCAATCAGCTTCAGGATCGACTGGAACACTTCGGCGTGATGCTGGCGCACCTCGAGCGTGGCGCTCACCGCGGCCGCGAAGTCGCTGTCAGACAGGGCCGCCAGGAGCTCGCGTGTGCCGTGGATGTCGTCGGCGCCGGCTAGTTGGATGAGTGCATCCAACTCGTCGTAGCCGGGTGGGGATTCGGTTGAAGTCATCGCGACCTCCTTTGGGTCTGCGTGTACGTGGATGGTCATGCCGGCACCGTCTTCCTGAGTTCGGAGAGGCGTTCGTAGACGCGGCGGACGTTCGCGCCGCTCGCCCTCACGTGCTCCCACAGGTCGGCCTCGGAGCTTGTGAGGGCCGATTCGGCCCATCCAGAACCGGATTCCGCGACGGTGTGACGGAACGACAGAGAGAGCACGTCGACCGCGAGACGCTCCAGCAGGGCGGGGTGCCCGTCTCGGCACGAGGAGACGTCCACGAGCCGGCGTGCCAACAGTTCATGACCGGGTGCTTTGTAGATGCCGTCGCGGCGCAGGTGCCCGTCGACGAGTTGACCTGTCGGAGAGACGCCGTCGCGGGTGAGTGCGGTGATTGCGCCCCAGATGATGCGGTCGGGAGGCTTCGACAGATCCGTGTCGAGGACATGGACTGCCACCCGGCGCACCGGTTCCAGCGTTCCGGGTCCGAGGCAGGACGCCAGGAATGGCAGCGCCGGGTCAAGTGGCGCGTCCATTGGATCCGAAATCAGCTGCAGTGCAGCCGATTTGTTTCGTGAAGGTCGAGTCATCGGTTCTCCGGCTCCCATCGGCGGAAGTCGCAGATGATCCACGCGACGCTCTGCATGGCCAGCAGCGCGGACAGAGTCAGTTCGAGGATGGTCATCAGGCCGCCTCCCGCAACGGGGCCTGCAGGGCGGTCTGTGCCGCGGCGAGCGCCTCGAGCAGCGTCGGCAGGTCTTCGAGGTAGATACCGCCGTTGTTGCCGATGAGGATGAGGCGATGCTCGGTTCCGTCGTCGTCGATCTGGAACTGGGCGCCGACGTCGATCGGCTCGTCGTCCGTCTCGATCGTGTCGATGTTGCGGATGAAGCCCGTGGATGCAATGCTCTGTGTCACTGGAATTCCTTTCGGGTTGGTTCCTTGGAGGCCCCTGGCGGTTTCGCGATGGCAGTCGCAAACCATTCGTGCCGGGGGCTTTCGCATGTCTTGAGCTGGGCTCATGCAGCCCTCCCGCTTCCGCCCCTTCTGGTGGCGGCTTCCTGTGCGGCGAACCAGTCCGCGACGTCTGTCCTGCGGTACATCACGCGCCTGCCAATTTTGAAAGAGGCTGGGCCGGTGTTGGTTGCGCGCCAGTAGCGGAGGGTTTCCGCTGGAATGCGCTTCTCGGACGAAACCTCCGAGGTTGTCATGTACTCGTGCTGTTCGGTCTGTGTAGCTGTCGCCATCTCCGCCTCCTGCGAATTACGCAGTTGTTATCTGCACCTGACGCAGCACACACTCCCACCCATTGATCTGCGTGTCAAGCAGTGGCAGACTGCGTCTTATGCAGCTAGCGGAAACCAACGCAATCATCGGCGAGAAGATCGCCCAACTAAGGGGCAAGGCCGAGCTGTCTCAAGCTGAGCTCGCGAGCGCACTCGCCGAGAAGATGGGCAAGGAGCGAATCGATCCCACGACGATCACGAGGCTGGAGCGAGGGCAGCGCCCCATTACGGTCATGGAACTCATGGCGCTAGCTCAGGTATTCGGAGTGCCCGAGGAATCTCTGCTGCCCGAACGGGACGCGGTCGAGAAGGCGCTCTCGCACTGGCTCGGCGTTGTGGAGGAACTCGGCGTCTATATCGAGGCACTCCGGCATCGGCAAGCATCAAGCAAGGAAGATCTTGCCCAGGCGACGATCGTGGCGTCCGCACTCGCCGCGCTTCAGAACTACCAGGACGACGGCAATGAAACCGAAGTGGCTTACGCGCTGTCCGTTCTCGGCGACTTCGCAGACGAGCAGGGCAGTGGTGCGCCCGCCAACTCGAGGGTCGACTTCGTTGCGCTGCTCCGCGATATCGGCATCAGCGGGGATCTAATCGACCGGGCGATCGAAGCAGCTTCTGACGAGGGGCGCGTTTCTTTCGCAAAGGTCGGCCGGTACGTGAGCCTCCATCAGCCATTCCCGTACAACATTCCCCAGCCTGAGGACGGCGACGATGAGTGGACATCTTGAGACCCAACCCCAGCGGCGCAACCGGCGCGCTGGCGTCGAAGACCGCTGGTGGAAGACCGTTCGCGATGAGGATGGGAACCCCAAGACTGTCCACGCGGCTGGGTGGACGGTCGACGACAGGGGCCGCGACGTGCCGCCCGCCAGGAAGCGCTGGCGGGCACGGTATGTCGACGACACAGGCACGGAGCACTCGAAGGCATTCGACAAGAAGGTCGACGCGCAGGCGTGGCTCGACGCGGCGACGGCATCCCTCGTTCAGGGCTCTCATGTCGCCCCGTCTGCCGGCAAGGGGACGGTCGCGGAGCTTGGTGCCCGATGGCTCGCCGCGAACGGGCATCTGAAGGCAACGACGGACGCGACCCGGAGAGTGACGTGGTCGGCACATGTCGACCCCCGGTGGGGGAGCCTGGCCGTCCGCGACGTGCGCACGCCGGAGATCCGCGCTTGGGTCGCGGAGATGGTCGCAGCGGGAACGGGTGTGCCGACCATCGAGAACGCGCTCGGTGCTTTACGTCAGGCCCTCGACATCGCAGTCGAGGATCGGCAGATCGCGGCCAATCCCTGCGGTCCAGTGAAGGCCCCCAGGAGGCAGCACAAGGATCGGGGCTATCTCACCCATGCCCAGGTCGCCCAGCTCGCGGGAGAGGTCGATTCCCGGCCCGAGGTGATCAACTTCCTGGCCCTAACCGGACTGCGGTGGGGGGAGATGGCCGCCCTCCGGGTGTGCGACTTCGACATGCTGCGCCGGCGGGTGACCGTCAGTCGGGCGGTGGCAGAGGTCAAGGGAAAGCTCGTGTGGAGCACGCCCAAGAGTCACGAACGTCGGTCGGTGCCGTTCCCGAAGGTCCTGTCGGCGGAGCTGTCAGGGCTGATGAGAGGGAAGGGCCGCGAGGATCTCGTGTTCTCCTCGGTAGAGGGGGAGGTGCTGCGGGTGAGCACGTACCGGCCGCGAGTGTTTGCTCCGGCGGTCAAACGGCTGCAGAAGGCGGCGGCGGCCGCGAGAGCCGAGGAGAAGGAACAGGACGGGGAGCCGACGACGCCCGAGTTCCCGACCGTCACCCCTCACGACCTGCGCCACACGGCAGCCTCGCTGGCGATCAGTGCCGGCGCCAACGTGAAGGCAGTTCAGAAGATGCTCGGGCATGCGAAGGCGAGCATGACGCTCGACGTTTATGCGGATCTGTTCGAGGACGATCTCGAGGCAGTGGCGGAGGCTCTGGACATCGCCGCTCGCGCCGCCCGCTAG